TTTGTACTACGGCGAACAACACTACGACCATAAGCTTTAATAGGATTCCGTGCTACACCAGCAATAGCTTTACCTCGTTTACGAGCACTAGCTGCAATAGCCTTCTTCATGTTTCTACGAGAAGCCGCCAACTGTTTAGCTGACAACTTCTTTGCAAACTTTTTGGCAAGACGCCCTGCTATACGCTTAACTGCCATTACCTGTTTTTCCGTTTATTGAAGTTCCAACGGTTAAAGGCGTTACGTGCTCTTTCTAGTGTAGGAGACTTAAAGGCTCTTGAACGTGAGTTTTGATTACCACGAGCGCCACCACGACCACCTGTAGTACGGCTCTTACGTGCTGAAGGTACTGCTGCACCACGAACATTTCCTGCAGACTTACGAGGCTTCATTACCTTATTTGCGCTTCCACGAGTAGAAGGGCCATAAGAAACATTACCTGTGCGGCGACCACGTCTAGTGCCACCTGAACCACCTACTAGTCCACGTTTACGAGAAACTTTATAGGAAGCTGCTGCTGCAGCAATTGGTGCTCTACGCTTAACTTCTTTTGCTCCTGCACGAGCTTTTGCTGCCCCTGCGCTTGCAGCCTTCGCAGTAGCTGCACCTGCACGTTTAATACGTGAGGTAGCTTTCATCTTAAGACCTTTACGGCCTTGTTTACTACGAGCTAAGGCAGAAGCCTTTTGAGCTTTTTCTAGAGCTGCTTTACGAGCAGAAGTAAAGTTAAAACTTCCTGCTGCTGAACCTACAGCTTTCTTTGCACGTTTAAAACGTGAGCGAGCCTTCATTCCAAGGCCTTTAATTCTTGTTTTTAATGCCATTATATTTTTCCTTGTGTCTTTGCTTTTTAGAATCCGAAGCCACGCTTAATGACTGCGGTTCCTGCTCTAATTGGATACAAATACTCTACTGCATAACGCAGGGCATCTGTCCAATGTTCAACACCTTCTTTTTTATCAATCGTAGCACTATCTGGGTTAGACTCTACCCACTGTGTACGCTCTAGAGACTTAACGGTATTAACACACTTAGGATGTATAAACATGTCAATATCGCCATTGGCGTTCTTAAACTTTTTATTCACAGCTGCTACTGAGTCTACAATCGGTGGAGCCTTGTTATGTGCTCTGGTAATAATACCGTGTGTCTCTAGGATTCTGAAATCAGTAACACCGACAGCAGCTGAAGTTTTTCTCGCCCTCCCTGCAGGATCAGGATAAGAAATGATACGATGATCACTATACTTTTCCTTAAGCGCCCTTGCAAGGGTTTCAGTATCGGGGTGTCCTTGCATCTCATCTAAGATGTGGATTTGATTGCCCCGAATAGCAAAGATAACTGAAGCCATAATTCCAACGTTAAAGTCAATAGCGACATGAACGTCTTCACCTGCTTCAAAGTATTGAAGGTTGTTGTCAATATGGTCTTTACGATTAAATGTATAGAACACATTGTTACCTGAATCTTCAAAACTTGCAGTATATTCTCTTGCAAACTTTAAAGGATCAAGTGTTAGTTTTACTCTCTCAATCTCTTCCTCATCGAGGAAGGGAGAGTCCTTATAAGTATAAGTATAACTTTTCCAATCATCATCATAATCTTGTCTGTTATACATTTCATAAAAATAGTCATAACCACTGGGAGTACTAATGATAAGTGCTCTACCAGAGTTAGCGTTAAACTTTTTAGCGTTCATAGGAGACCAACGAGTAGCAACACAAGGTTGTATAATCGATTCCCACGACTCTTTAAGGTTCATTCCAGCGCCTTTCCAAGAAGTAACCTCATCGGCTACTATAAAGTACTGACCTGTACCACGCATACGCTGTGATGCTTCATAGGACCAAAGCTTAAGTTGAACGTTATTGGGAAACCAAAACTGTCCTGCTGCTTTAGAAGCCTTATCAGCAAAGTCCTCCATACCTAACTGCCAAGCTATCAGCGGATAGTAAATATCTACTGCTTGGCTATAGGTAGGGGCAATGAGTGCCACATTCTTATTAGGCACACTCTCATCTAAATCCATTAATTCTTGTACTGCTATAATAGCTGCTGTTGCTGCAAGGTAAGACTTACCAAAGCCACGACTAGCATTAACTACTGCATATCTATTATTTTTATTTACAAATAAGTCTCTAATAACTTCTGACTGTTTCTCATGTAACCTTATCACTTACTTTTTCCTTCCACTCTTATGAGTAGCACCCTTCATAAGCTTTCCATTAGGCATCCGATGATACCCTTTTGGGACTTTTCCTTGAGCCTTTTTTGTTTTGCTTTTTGCTTTTCCTTTGTGATAGGACATGTTTTACGTACTCCTCACCTATGCGTTTATGTCTAGTAATGATGAGTACTTTTCCGTTGTCATCATAGTAAACATACTTTCGCATTTACCACTTTCCTTGTGCTGCTCCAATAAAATAGAATATAATAAATAACAGACCAAGACCTAAACCAAAAATAGTCAGTCCTGCAGTCCAGTTAATAATAGCATCTATACGTGCTTGTTTAGCATATAACTCTTGTTTACGTCTACGTCTCATACTTGCTTCTATCTGTAATACTTCTTCCCAAGCAGAAGGACCATAATGAAAAGAGATATGATCTTTGATCTCTTTACGCATAGTCTCCATTTTCTTCTTGTGTGCAAATATTTCAAGGGCAGTCTCTTCATCACTGCCTTTAAACGTCTTTTGCCACCACGGAGGGTTCTTAGCTCTTTCTTCTAAGTTAGTAAAATCACTAAAGGCTTTACCCCAAGTGGCTAGTTGGCCAGTCATGTCTTGTAAGTCTTTTCCAGCGCCTATAGCAGCCTTAATAGTCTTAAAAGCACCAGCCGCAAGAGTTACGCAGCTAATAGGATCCATCTTAGTCTGACCTAGATTTTTCCATCATTTCACGAATGGCCTTAATGTTCTCATCTATACGAGCATTAAGCACCTTTAACTCTTGTGTTGTCTTTTCCATTTCATTAAGACGTATCTCATGTCGTGCAATATCACGAGCATTAAGTGTTACAGTAGCATCAAGTGTAGACATATACCAGATAACACCAAATGTTTGTAGTACAATAGCTAAAATAAACGTGATAGGCACACTCTTAGACAGGTGCCAAGATTCCTCTTTCTTATTCATTGGAAGTATCCTCTTTTTCTTTTTCATTAGTATCTGTGAGTAGAATGCTAATAGGTTTCTTTTCAGTAACCTCTTGTTCAATTTTATCAGGGATCTTCTTATAGCCATACTGCATAAGGTTATTAATAAGTGTACCTTGTGTAGCTATTAACTGTGCATAGGCACCAGAGCCTTCTTTGACAGTACCGTCTGTAAGTCTATCTTGTATTTCATTATATTTCTTAACCATCATTTCAATAGGATCAAAACCTAACTCTTCAAGTTTTTTTACTGAAGCCATAGAGTTAATGTTTTTAGAACCTTTAGGACGTCCAGCGCCTTCCCGCCGACCGCCCATCTGAGGTTTAGTCGGATGGGGATTTGCCATTATTCTACTTCCTTAATTCCAAAAGTATCTCCGCAGATACCTGTTACAAGTCTTAATGATTCACTACCGTAACCTGTGTTCATTGAATTTCTAATTCTATACTTTACAGTATCGCCTGTAGAAGCGCCATGTGTATCTATGTATTGGAAAAATTGACTACCATAGAAACCATTTGCATTTGGAAAGATTAACTGTCTTAACACTGTCCAAGAACCAGTGTTTATTTGTCTTTCTAAGGCGACTTGAGCCTCAGTAGTAGAGTCTGTATGATTCCATATAATAGCATCTAAGGTTATTAAGACTTTAGTATAGCCTGAGCTTACTGTAGAAGAGAGTTGTATGTCACCTGTAGTACCGTCTTCATGTTGCATAACATTACCAGCACTAACGGCAGGAATTCCAGGGTTAAAAGAAGTACTAGTACCGAAATTCATATAAACTTCATTATAACTAGGTATAGTAGGTTTATTTGTAAGATCATCATAGTTACCACTAAATATAGTAGGTTTATTTGTAAGATCATTATAATTACCACTAAATAGATCAGTAGTAAGCGCTATTGTACCGCTACCAGCGGGTATAGTGTGTGTGTTTAAACTTATACCTGAGATATCACCAGTGGCAACAAAATTACCATTTAAAGAAACTTGACCTGCAACAGGAGTTATAGCAGTAGTTGTAATACCACTATTAAAAGTTACCTGATCAACCGTTACTGCCCCAGTAGAGGTTACTGCCTGTAAGTCAGGCACTCCCTCAACTACCCCTCCACCTTGACTAGGTGCTGGTGGAATTATATTACTAATAAGATTTGTCATTATTGTGTCTCCGACCACCAAACTTCTGCATTAGCTGTTGCAACTATTCTCATATAAGGTGCAATGACAACTTCTTCTATAGTGCTGGCGTCATAAGTCTTTACAGTTACCCAAGGGGAGTTTTCAGTAAGTCTCATTTCCAGGTCTACAGTCCCAGAAGAAATACTTACTTGTATTACTCCACGAGTCTGATTTGATGATTCATTAAAGTTTCCTCTAATAACATCTGAGGTATAGCCTCCAGTATAACCAGAAGCAGACTGGAATTTTGTTGCATAGTTAGCCATAGTTTTCTCCTGAAAGCTTTTTAGATTGTTTTTCAATTAAAATTTTTTATCAATACTTTCAGTAACTTAATAAATCTATTTAATAAGCTATTGAAAACATTAAAATTTTATTATAAATAAAAACAAAATAATAAGAAATATTAACATAAAAAATTAAATAATAAATTCTTACACTAAGGATACCAAAGTGATACTTAATAACCCCCCGAAAAGAGTTACATAGAGTATACTCGGTGGGTACTGTCGGGGGGCATAAAGAGCATCTCTTTTCAAGTACCAATAAGAGAGTCCATAGTATCACTTTGGCAGAGCCTTAGCAAAGTTATTCTTAAACGTCAGGTATTTATTTTTCTGAGTTTTTCATAACAAACTCATAAAGACTCTCTGCATTCTTTTTAATCTCTTCTGGGGTGTACATTACAGGCACATAGTTCTTCCATGCCTTTAATGCTTCTTCTGCATTGTCTTTATAAGTCTCTACTGCTTTCTCTGCAATAGCCATGTTAGTTTCATAAGCTTTATCCATCATGTCTTTTGCCATAGCAAGTACGTCATAGCGGATTTGGTAAGGATTCTTTGTGTATTTTTCCATCGTGTGTGTCCTGTGTGTTATTTAATTTCAATCATCAGAGGTTTCTTTTCCTCTGGAATAACTTCTTCAAGAGAAATATTAAGCAAGCCATTGACCATGTCTGCATCAATAACCTGAATATGTTCACCAAGAATAAAGTCTTTCTTAAAGCCTTTTGAAGAAATACCTTTGACAATATAGTCTTTAGATTCTTCAAGTGCCTTGCCAATAACTGTTAAAGTTTTGTCTTTAACTTCAATAGAAATATTTTCTTTTGAAAACCCTGCAACAGCCATTTCAATTTTAAAGTTGTCGCCATCCTTTACAATGTTATGTGGAGGATACTTTGGCATGTTGTTACTAAAAGTTTCCATGTCTCTCATTAGTCGGTCAAAACCTAAAAAATAATCTTTATTAAGCATTATAATTCCTTTCTAGACCCTTTCGGCATCTAATTACAAAAAAAAAAAATAGGGGAGACCCCCTCAGAACACCCTACAACCAGTTAAGGTCATAAGATGCTCTGAGAGGGTCTCCGCAGGAGTTTATTCTTGTGTTTTATTTTGTGATCCCTCTTTTTATTGGG